CTGAAGCTACGCGCTATTCGGGAGGTCGTGGAGATCGCGGCCGGCGGCCGGGCACCCTGCGAGCACGTGCGGACGGCCCTCGACTCGCGGCTCCGGGAGGTCGAGACCCGACTCCGCGAGCTTCGGAGTCTGCGAGCGACACTCCGGGAAGCCCTCGCGCGGGTTGACCAAGCCCCCGAGCGGCAAAGGCAGTGCCGGTGTCCGGTGATCGAGGCGGCAAGCTAGGCCGCCAGGAGGCCCCCACGCCGGCAGCGGTTGTGTCACTGAGTACCCCCATTCCCTCCGCGTAACCCTCCTCCCCGCCCCGCGCCGCCCCTACTGTGCGGCGCATGGCGAGCCCCACCCTCTACGCCGCGAAGCTTGCGAGCGCGAATCAGGCGATCACCCAGTTGGAGACGGGGACGCCGAGCGTCGTGCTCGACGGCGTCACGTACACCGCGGCCGACCTGCCGTCGGTCTACGCCATCCGCGACTGGCTCGCCGTCAAGGCCGCGCTCGAGGCCATCGAGACGGGGGCGCAGGGGTACGCGATCGGCGGGCGCTCGGTCAGCCGGGCCGATTACGAGCAGCTCGTCACCAGGGAGCGTGAACTCGCCGCACGGCTGCCGGACGGGCACCCGGCGAAGGCGCGCGCCGGCGGTATCCGGGTGCGGTTCGGGGTGCCGGCATGAACCTCACGCCGCGCGGGCTCCCCCCGCTGCCCGGGGCCACTCTCCTCGACCGGCTCGTCACCTACGTGTCTCCGAGTCGGGGGCTCCGGCGACACCAGGCCCGGGCCGCGCTCGCCCTCTCGGGCGGTTACTCCGGCGCCCGCTACGATCGCCGCGCGCTGCAGGAGTGGTACGCCGGCCTCGGGAGCGCCGACCGCGACAGCCTGGGCGACCTCGCCACCCTCCGCGCTCGCGCGCGCGACCTCCGCCGGAACGCGCCGCTCGCCACCGGGGCCCTCAACACCATCGTCACCAGCGCCGTCGGGACCGGCCTCACGCCGCGAGCCCGGATCGATCGCGAGCTGCTCGGACTCACCGAGGAGGAGGCGGGCGCGTGGGAGGCGCACGCCGCCCGGATCTGGGCGTGGTGGGCGGAGACGCCTGCCTGCGACGTCACCGGGCGGTTCGACTTCGCCACGCTGCAGGCGCTGGTTCTGGTGAGCAGCCTCGAGAGCGGCGACGTGCTGGCGATCCGGCGTCGCAAGGAAGGGCGAGCCCGGTTACTGGGGTTGGCACTCCAGCTCCTCGAGGCCGACTACCTCTCCAATCCGCAGTTCGGCCCCGACACCGACCGCCTCGCCGGCGGGGTCGAGATCAACGAGCTGGGCGAGCCGATCCGCTACCACCTCGCGAGCCGCCACCCGGGCGACTTCTTCGGCCGGGGCGGGCTCGCCTGGACCGCGGTCCCCGCCGTCGCCCCGGAGTCAGGCGAGCGGCTCGTGCTCCACATCTTCGACCCGCTCCGGCCGGGTCAGACCCGCGGGGTCCCGCTCCTCGCCCCGGTGATCGAGCCGCTCAAGCAGCTCGACCGCTACACCGAGGCGGAGCTGATGGCGGCGGTGCTCGCCGCCTGCTTCACCGTCTTCATCAAGCACGCGACGCCGGACGCGCCGGTGGGGCTCGGCCTCCCCGCCGGCCAGCAGCCGCCGGCCGACCCGGCGCAGTACCGGCTCGGCAACGGGGCCATTCTCGACCTCGCCGCGGGCGAGAGCGTCGAGACGGTGAACCCCGGCCGGCCGAACGACAAGTTCGACCCGTTCGTACAGGCCATCCTCCAGCAGGTGGGCGTGGCGCTCGAGGTGCCGTACGAACTCCTGGTCAAGCGCTTCAACGCCTCCTACAGCGCGTCCCGCGCCGCCCTCCTCGAAGCCTGGCGGTCGTTCGAGCGCCGGCGAGCTACCCTCGTGCGCACCTTCTGCCAACCCTCCTATGAATGGGTGATCGCCGAGTCGGTAGCCGCCGGGTTGCTCGACGCGCCGGGCTTCTTCGAGGACCCGCTCGTGCGCCGCGCCTGGTGCGACGCGGCGTGGACCGGACCGGCTGCCGGTCAGATCGACGAGCGGAGCGCGGTTGAGTCCGCGATCCTCCGGGTGACCAACGGCCTCGCCACGCTCGAGGAAGAGACGGCCAAACTCACCGGCGGGGACTGGGAGCAGAACCACGCCCAGCAGGTGAAGGAGCGCCGGGCCCAGGTGCGGGACGGCCTGGTCGGTGCTCCCGCGCCTGAGACCTCGCCCACCGGCGCCCCCACCCGGAACCCTCGCGACCCTCAGAACGCCGACCGCGGCAGCACGCCACCGCTTGAGGAAGCAGTGCCGGCGGGCCGCCTCTCCCTCGCCCGGGCCGAACTCGTGGCCGAGGGAGGGGCGCGCGCATGACCGACCGCCTGCCTCATCTCGTCCTCGACGCGCTGGCCACGGCGCATTGGGCGATCAGCGAAGACGCGCTCCGGACGATGTTCGCGGTCGCCTACCGCAAGGCGGGCGACCTCGAGGCGATTGCCGCGCAGCTCGGCCGCCCGCTCGACCACGCCTATGCCGTCGAGGTGCGGGACGGCGTCGCCCGGCTGCCGATCCGCGGGCCGATGTTCCGGTACGCGAACCTGTTCTCGCTGGTGAGCGGAGCGACGAGCTACGAGCTGATCGCGCGCGATCTCACCGTCGCGATGCAGGACCCGGGCGTCCAGGCCGTCGTGCTCGACCTCGATAGCCCGGGCGGCGAGGTGAACGGATGCGCCGAGCTCGCCGAACTGATCGCGAGCTACCGCGGCCGGAAGCCGCTCGTGGGTTACGTGTCGGGCACGGGGGCGAGTGCCGCGTACTGGCTCGCGAGCGCCTGCGAGGAGGTGGTGTGCGCCGACACCGCCATCCTGGGCTCGCTCGGCGTCCGCATGGCGCTCCTCGACACGCGGGCCCGCGACCGGGCGGCGGGCGTCGAAGAGATCGAGATCGTCTCGAGCCAGACCCCGCGCAAGCAGGACGACGACCCCACCACCGACACCGGCCGAGCCGCCGTGCAGACCACGGTGGACGCGCTCGCCGCGGTGTTCATCGCTTCGGTCGCCCGCTACCGCGGCGTGCCGGAGGCCACGGTGCTCGCCGACTACGGCCAGGGCGGCGTCTTCGTGGGCGAGGCCGCCGTCCTCGGCGGGCTCGCCGATCGGCTGGGCACCTACGAGACCCTCCACGCCGCACTCGCCGGCGGCAGCGCACGCCCGCGCGCGCGCGCGACACTTACCGCCACTCAGGAGACCCGCATGACTGAGCCCGCCGCTCGGCGGCCGGACGGCCCCGTGGCCGCGTTCACCGAAGGCGCGGAGGTGACGAGCCGCGTCACCCGCGACGTGATCGTGGAGACCGGCGCCGCCGGTCGCGTGACGGCCGTCCGCCAGGGCACGCTCTACGGTGTCGACTTCGGCGCCGGCGCCTACCAGTGGCTCGCCCAAGACGAACTTGCCGCCACGGCGGACCCCGAACCCGAGGCTGAGCCCGGCGACGGCGAGGGATCGGATACCGCGCCGGCTGCGCGGGCCCACCGGCTCGCCGATCTCCTCGCCGGCGCCCGCACCGAGGGCGCCACCGCCGAGCGCGAGCGGATCCTCGGCATCGAGCAGCTCGCGCGCCCGGGCCTCGAAGCGCTCGCCGCCCAGGCCAAGGCCGACGCCACCTGCACGCCGGAGGGCTTCGCGCGGCGGGCGCTCGAGCACGAGGCGCAGGTCCGCCGCTCCCATCTCGCCGGCCTCAAGGCCGACGAGGCCCAGCTCCACGCCCCGGCCGCGTCGGCGCGCACGCCGGAGGGCGAGGGTGCCGCTGCCGATGTGCAGCGCATCCTCGCGACCCACCGCGCCGTCCACGCCGACCGCACCCCGACCCCGAGGACCGCATGAGCCAGCCCGCCAGCTTCCAGACCCAGGACTTCCCCTTCGACAAGCTCTTCGCGGGCCACCTGCCCCCGCTGTCGAAGGGTATCACGCTCCTCGCCGGCCAGAACCTCACCCGCGGCGCCGTGCTCGGGAAGATCACGGCGAGTGGCAAGTACGCCCTCTCCCTCGCCGCGGCGGGAGACGGGTCCGAGGTGCCGGACGCGATCCTCGCCGAGGACTGCGACGCCACCGCGGGGGACCGCGCGGCCGTGGCGTACACCCGGGGCGACTTCAACGAGGCCGCGCTCACGTTCGGGGCCGGCCACACGGCGGCCAGCACCCGCGAGGGGCTCCGCGACAAGGGCCTCTACCTGGTCAAGCTGCAGGCGTAAGGCCCTCACTTCTACTTCTCGGAGCCGATCGACATGCCGACCACCGTGTTCTCGACCGACGTCCTGCTGGGGGTCGTGGAGGGCTTGAAGACGCCGAACCCGGCGCTCCTTGAGCGCTACTTCCCCACGATCCAGCAGAGCGAAGCGGAGCAGATCCACTTCGACACCATCAAGAGCCGCCGGCGCATCGCGCCCTTCGTCTCGCCCCTCGTGGCGGGCAAGGTCGTGGAGTCGCAGGGCTGGAAGGCCAACACCTTCAGCCCCGCCTACATCAAGGACAAGCGGCGCTTCGACCCCGACAAGCCGTTCAAGCGGATCGCCGGGGAGCAGATCGGGGGCCGCCTGACCCCGCAGCAGCGGCTCGACGCCTACCTCGCGACCGAGCTGGACGACCAGGTCAACATGGTCACCCGGCGGCTCGAAGTGATGGCCTCAGAAGCGCTCCGTACCGCCAAGGTCACGGTGACCGGCGAGGGCTACGGGACCGTCGTCGTGGACTTCGGCCGCGATCCCGCCCTCACGCCGGCGGCACTCGCCGGCGCGGACAAGTGGACCGATCCCGGCTCCACGCCGCTCGACGACCTGCAGGACTGGTCCGACCTGGTGCTCGAGAAGTCGGGCACCACGCCGGTGGACGTGGTCATGGGGGTGGGGGCGTGGAAGGCGTTCCGCACGCACGACACGGTCGCCAAGCGGCTCGACGTGCTCCGGATCCAGAACAACGGGCTCGACGTGGGCGCGCAGCAGATCGAGGGGCTCACCCCGCGCGGGACCATCGACGGGTTCAACATCTGGACCTACGGCGGCTGGTACGAGGACCCGGACACCGGCGTGGTGACGCCGATCTGGCCGGCCGACATCGTCGGGATGGCGAGCGCCCTGGTCGAGGGCGTTCGCGCCTTCGGCGGCATCAAGGACCCGAAGGCCGGGCTCCAGGCCGTGCCGTACTTCCCGAAGATGTGGATCGAGGAGGACCCGGCGGTCACCTGGCTGATGCTCCAGTCGGCGCCGCTCGTGGTGCCGACCCGGCCGGACGCCACCCTCGCGGTGGACGTGGTCTGACGGTGCTCGACCCCGCGGCAGATCTCGGGCTCTTCCTCGCCGACTTCGGCGTGCCAGTCGTCATCGGCACGGTGGAGACGAGCGGCCTCCTCGACGAGGAGCCAGCCGAGGTCCTGGGCGGCCGGGCGGCGGTCGGGGGCCGGTACCGCTCCGTGCTCGTGCCGACACCCGGGCTCCCGGCGCTCCATCGGGACGACCCGATCCGGGTGAACGGCACCGACTACACGATCCGCGACTGGGGCCCCGACGCGCGCACGCTCGACGGCCTCTGGACCCGCATCGGCCTCGCGGAGCCCTGAGCGGTGGCGAGCATCCGTCAGCGGATCGTGGACGAGGTCGTAGCGCGACTCGACGGCGCGGGGAAGCCGGCCGGGCTCGCGGTGCACCGGAGCCGCGGCCTCAGCATCGACCAGGACGAACTCCCGGCGATGGTGGTGTACCTGCTCGCCCAGCGCACTCAGCGCGTGGGCGGACGGGCGGGGCCGCTCTCGGCGCACGCGCTCACGCTCCGCGTGGAATGCCGGGTGAAGGGAGCCGTCGCCGACGAGGCCGACGTGCTCCTCGAGCCCCTCGTCGGCTGGACCGTGAAGGCGCTGCTCGGCGAGCCCACGCTCGGCGGGCTCGTCAACAGCCTCGAGGAAACCCAGATCGAATGGGCGGCGGAGCCCGCCGACCACCTGTACGCCGCGGCGGCGGTGGACTTCACGGCGCAGTTCCCGACCGCCGTGGCCGACCCCGACACGCTGACCTGACTCTCGAGCCCGGAGCCTTCTCATGCCGTATCCCACGCCCGACCCGCGGAACTTCCTGCTCGGCAAGGGCAAGTGCTACTTCGACCGGTTCGACGCGGTGGGCGCCCGCACCGGCCTGCGCCACCTCGGCAACTGCACCGCCGTGGCCGTCCAGACTGAAGACGAGCGGATCGAGAAGCGGTCGAGCATGGACAAGACCGCCGGCGTCCTCGCTGAGGACTCGAAGTCCCGGAAGGTGACCATCAAGATCAGCGCCGACGAGCACGAGGCCAACAACATGGCCCTCTTTCTCATGGGCGACGTGGGGAGCTACACCCAGGTGGGCGGCGCCATCGTGGACGAACCCATCAATGACCTCGTCCTCGGCCGGGTCTACAAGCTCGCCAACCGGGTGATCTCGGCCGTGAGCATGACGAAAGGCGTCACGCCGCTCGTGCTCGGGACCGACTTCGTCGTCGAGGACGCCGAGGCGGGGCTCGTGCGCTTCCTGCCGGGCGCCGTCAACGTGATGAACGGGGACGACGTGCTGGTGGACTACACGGCGGGCGCCATCGCCGCGCCGGCGGGGCGGACGACGGTGCGCGGGGGCACCCAGGGGAAGATCGAGGGCGCCTTCTTCTACCTCCCCGACAATACCCGCGGGCCCAACTTCGAGCTGGAGGCGTGGCGCGTGAGTGCGGCACCCGACGGCGAGCTCGGGCTCATCACTGAGGAGTACGGGAGCTTCAGCCTCGTCCTCACCGTGCTCAACGATGCCGCGAGCCACCCGACCGAGCCGTACTACCGGCTCACCGAGCGGCCCGCCGCGTGATCCGCCGCTTCTGTGCCTGGATCGCTCGGGCGGCGTTGCCGCTTCGGCGCCGCGCGCGGTCGTCTTCCACGCCGGCATCGGTGGACGATGAGCTCGTGCTTGGCGGCCGGCGCTTCGTGCCGGTCGCCGTGACCACCTTCGAGCACGACGTCTGGATGATGGCCCAGGTGCAGGCCGCGGGGTTGCACGACATCCGGCGGCTCTTCGCGGAAGGCCGGGCGGTCGAGACCATCGCCGACGACTTGCTCCAGCGCATCTGGGCCTCGGGTCGGACCCTCCACCTGCTCGCCGGCACGCTCACCGAGAAGGGCCGGCCGTGGAGCCCAACGCTCGCCGAGGAGCTGGTGCTGTTCTTCGGCGCGCGGACAGACCCGACCGAGAAGGCCGCGCTTCAGGCCGCGCTCGTCCGGCTCCTGCTCGGTTTTTTCGTGAGCGGGGCCGAGTCCTCGGCGACTTTCCCGAGCTCTTCGGCCCCGACGACCGTCACGCCACTCGTTCCCCACGTCCCCGCCGAGGCGCTGTAGACCTTGGCGACTGGGACGACGTGGTGCGCGACCTCGCCGGGTGGGACCCCGACCGGCTCCCCGCGGTGCTCCGCTGGCCGCTCCGCGAGGGGCTCCTCGCGTATCTCGCTCGCGTCCGTGCCGACGCCGCCCGGGACTACCGCCACCGCCTCACCGTCTGGGCCATGCTCGCCCCGCACCAGGGGCGGAAGGGCCCGAAGCCGCCGCAGCCGCCGCCGATCCTCCGGGGGTAGGCCGTGACCGCTCCGCGTGTCGGCGTCCGCTTCGAGGCGGAGGGAACCGACCCCGTTGTCGCGGCCATCCGCGAGGTCGAGGCACGCCTCAAGGGCCTGCAACAGACGCAGCGCCAGGGGACGGCCGCGGCCGAGGCCCACGCGCGCGGACTGGGTGCCTTGGTCGCTGGCGTCAAGAACATCGCCGGCGCGCTCGGTGCCGTCCGGGTCGCCGCCTTCGTGCGTGACAGCCTCCAGGCAGCCGATGCCATCGGCAAGCTCGCCCAGGCGACCGGGGTCGCCGCTGAGCCGCTTTCCGCCTTGGCACTCGCGGCGCGGAAGGCCGACGTCGAACAGACCGAGCTGGAGACGGGACTGCGCGGGCTCGCCAAGTCGCTGACGGAGCTCCAGAGCGGCAACGCCGACACGGTCGCGAGCTTCCGCGCCCTCGGGCTCTCGGCCAAGGACCTCGCGGGCCTCTCCCTCGACCAGGCGCTGGTCCGCATCGCGGACGCGCAGGCCCGGTACACCGACGGCGCCGAGAAGGCCGTCGTGGCCGGGCAGATCTTCGGCGACCGGGTCGGGCTCCGCCTGCTCCCGCTCCTCAATGATCTCGCCGACGGTGGCTTCGCCCGGGCGACCGAGGAGGCGCGCCGGCTGGGCGTGCTCTTCTCGGGTGAGGCCACGCAGCAGGCGCAGGCCTTTAACGACAGCCTGACCGACCTCGGGACTGCGGCACAGGGACTGGCGGCGCAGTTCGGGGCTGGCCTGGCACCATCCGTCACCGCCGCCGTGGGGATCCTGACGGCCGGCGCCGCGGAAGCCCGCGGTCCGCTCGAGACGCTGGGCCGGATCGCGGGCGGCGTGATCCGGACCGTGGTCACGGCGTTCGACGTGCTCGGCAACATCATCGCGACCAGCGCCAACCTCATCGTGGTGGGCGTCCGCACGGCCGCCGCGGCGAAGGACCGACTCCTCCGCGGCGACTTCCGCGGCATCGGGACCGAGGTGGCGTCCGGCTTCGCCCAGGTGAAGGCCGTTCTCGCCGCGTTCAACGAGGACCGCGAACGGGCCGGCGACTTCCTCCTCGGTCGGGACGGCGACGCCGCCGGACAGGACGAGGCGCTCCGGCGACTCCGCGAGGCGAACCAGCCGAAGCGCGAGCTGCAGCGTCAGGCCACCCGGCAGCAACAGCAGGACGCCGACCGCGCGGCCCAAGCCCGCGCCCGCGCCGACCAGCAGGCGGCCGACGACGCGCTCCGCATCACCCAGCGGCGCTTCCAGCTCGAAGAAGCCCAGGCCCAGCGCGCGTACACCCAAGGGCTCACGAGTCTCGCGCAGTTCTACGCCGAGCGCCGCCGCCTCATCGAGGCCCAGGCCTCCGCCGAACTCCAGGCACTCCAGGCGAAGCGGGACGCGCTGCTCGCCCAGCCCGCCCGCACCGAGGCCGACCGCACCCAGCGCGCCGCCGCGCTGGCGCAGGTGGACGCGCAGGTCCAGGAGCGCCAGCTCGCCCTGCAAGGCCGCCGGAACGACCTCCTCGCCGACGAGCTGGCCGAGCGCGAGCGGCTCCGGCAGGCGGCGCTGCAGTTCGAGGCGCAGATCCGGGAGGCCCAGGGCCAAACCTTCCAGCTCCGGCGAGAGGAGCTGGCCCGGCAGGCGGCCGAGTTCGACCGGGTGCTGGCCCAGCAGGGTGACCCGAACCGGGCCGCGAAGGTCACGCAGTTCCGCATCGCCGGCGAGACCCGCATCCGGCTCGACGAGCTGGCGCGCGAGGCGGCGCAGGTGTTCGACGCGCTCGACCGGGAGGAGGCCCGGATCGCGGCCCTCGTCCAGTCGGGCACCATCACCGAGGAGGAAGGCCGGCGACGGGTGCTGGCGCTCGAACGCGAGCGGCTCCCTGGCTTGCTCGCCACCCGGCAGGCGCTGGTCGCGCTGCAGCAGGCGACCGAGGACCCGGCGGTCCTCGACGCGCTCCAGCAGCAGATCGACAAGATCGACGAGCTGGCACGCGTCACCCACCAGACGCAGGGCGTGCTCACACAGCTTGGGGTCGCGTCGCGCGACGCGCTGGAAAGCGGGCTCGAGTCGAGTCTCACCGGCGTCCTGAACCAGACGAAGACCCTGGGCGACGTCTGGCGCGACACCGCCCGCTCAGTGCTCGACGCCGTCAATCAGATCATCGCCCGCCTGATCGCGCTCCAGATCCAGCAGGCGATCGTGAACGCCGCCAGCTCCCTGCTCGGCTTCAGCGCGGGGGGCGAGGTGCCTGCCCCGGTTCGCCGGGCAACCGGCGGCTACATCACCGGACCCGGCACCGCCACGTCCGACTCGATTCTCGCCCGGCTCTCGGCCGGCGAATTCGTCATGCGCGCCGCCGCCGTGCGGGCCTACGGCGTGGACTTCTTCGAGGCCTTGAACGGGCTCCGCGCGCCCAACCCGCCGCGCCGTGGGGCGACGGTGCCGCGCTTCGCCGAGGGCGGGCTGGTCGGTGCGCAGACCGCAAGCGGCGAGACGTCGCTCGTGGTCGGGCTCGAGGACGGCCTCGTCGCGCGCAAGCTCGAGACCACCGAAGGCACCCGCTCGATCATCCGGGTGATCGAGCGGAACGCGAACACCATCCGGCGCGCGCTGCGCCTTTAGGAGCGAGCGACGATGGGGTTCGCCAAGGGCGAAGCGAGCGGCTACGTGCACCTGCTGGACCGGCTCCGGCAGTTCGCCAAGGGCTGGGCCCATCCCAACAAGCCCGCCTTCGCCGGGGTGGGCACGGGCCAGCTCACGCAGGTGTCGGCGACCGCCGCCGCGGTGGCGGAGACGTGGACGATCACCTGCACCGCCGCGGCACCGAACGGCGGGACGTTCTCGGTGGTGGGCTCGGTGAGCGGCGCCCAGGCCAACGCGTCGGTGGGCGTGGTGTACGCCAACGCCTCACTCTCCTTCCTTATTACTGATGGTGCCACCGACTTCCAGGTGGGCGACGCCTTCACTGTGGCGGTGCAGGCGCCGATCGTCGCGGCCGAGCGGTGGACTGAGGACCGCTGGGTCCCGGGCCCGCCGGCCGAACTCATCCTGCACGGCCCGGGCGCCGGCGCGGATGCGATCTACGTCGGGGTCACGACCTACTTCGACGCCGGGGCCGACTACTACAACTGGAAGCTGCAGGGTTTCACCGGCTACCAGGCGGCGATGGCCTTCGGCGCCCAGCCCGGCGCCATCCTCGACCGCACGCCACACGTCCCGCTCTGGCAGAACGCCATCCCGTACTGGTTCATGGTAAGCGGGCGGCGGCTGCTCATCGTGTGCAAGGTGAGCACGGTGTACGAGGCCTGTTATCTCGGCTTCATTCAGCCTTACGCGACGCCGAACCAGTACCCCTACCCGTTGCTGATCGGCGGCTCGCTCGCGTTCTCCGGGGCGGAGCCCGCGGCCAACTCCACCGCCTGGCGCTGGAGCGCCACCCCCATCGAGCACCGGCTGCCGTTCGAGCCCGGCACGTCGTTCAACACGACCACGGTGGAAGATCAGATGTGCGCGGTCCGGCTCCGGAATCCGGCCGGCACCTGGCGCGGGTTCCTGAGCCTTTTCTCCAGCGCGTACGTCCCCGGCACCCTCACGGGCGGCAACCCGGCCAGCGCGCCGCCGACCGCGGCCAACACCACGCTCCGCGGCAACCTCATCTGGCCCGGGTGCTCCAAGACCACCGGGTTCAATGTGCGGCAGGCAATGGACGGCTCGCCCATCCTCCAGCCCATCGTGCTCTGCTCCTCGGATGAGGCCCCGAACCCCGATGGCGTCTCCTTGATCGGCGAGCTGGAGGGCTGCTATGCGCTCTCCGGCGCCGGCGTCGCCACAGAGGACCTCGTCCAGATCGGCGGCGTGGATCACCTCGTGGTGCCGAACGTGTTCCGCACCACCCGCTACGACTTCTTCGCCGTCCGGTTGAGCTGAGGCGCGCGACCCATGCCCTACGCCACCGGCACCGCGGCCGACGTGAGCGACCTTGCCACCAAGCTCAAGGACTTCCTGCTCGCCAACGGCTGGACGGTGAACCGCTTCGACACCCAGGGGAGTGGCAAGCGGCTCGAGGTGACACGCGCCGGCGTCTACGTCTCGATGCGCTGGCTCCAGAACGAGAACGGGCCCACGTCGCCCGGTCCGGGCGGCTCAAACGTGTACGGCGTCGTCGCGGTGCCCGCGACCGGCTACTCGGGGGCGGCCGACTGGAACACGCAGGCCGGTGTTCCGGTCGCGCAGAATGCCATCACCAAACTTGGCGTCGGGATGCCGCTCGAGGCCGGGGCGATCAGCGCGTACCACTTCTTCACCGACGCCACCAACGACCGCGTGTGGTGCGTGGTCCGGAAGACCGGGAACGTGTACGTCTACCTCGGCTTCGGGGTCGCGTTCACCAAGTACGGTGCGTGGACCGGCGGGGCTTGGGCTTGTGGCACCCGCTCGGCCGGTGGGATGACCCAGACCTTCGCCTACGGCCAGATGGGGCTCTCGATCGAGACCTTCCCGCCAGGCTACGGCGGCGTGGGGAATTCCTGGGTGGGGTCTCCCCTGCTCATCCGGATCGATGTCGACACGGTGGTGGGGAAGTACCTCGGCGTCTCCCAGTCCACCTTCACGAGCGAGCGCACCGATCGGAAGCTCGACTCGGCGGTCGCGGGGGCGAGCTACAACAACCCGAACGGGAACGCGTGGGCCGTGGAGGCGCTCCAGGCCCGCGGCCGCAGCAGCCTCAACACCGGGCTTGCCCTGGTGCCGATCGAGCTCACCGCCGAGCGCACCGACGGGCTCTACTCCCCCATTGGGCGGCTGCCCGATGTGGCCGCGATCAACATTACGGACGGTGGCTTCCCCTACGGCTCGGAGATCACCGTGGGGACCGACACCTACGTGGTCTTCCCCACCTTCGCCGTGAGGAAGGCGGCCTGACGATGGCCGTGCTCGCCGGCCTCTACGGCTTGACGCTGGCGCTGGGCCAGAACCCGGCGCGCACACCGAACCTCGACGCATTCGCGTCGCCGGCCGTGTTCGGCGGCGCGGCCCCGGTCACGGTCGCGGCCGTGGGGATGAAGACCACCACGTCGGGGGCCACCGCCGTGGCGGGCGCGACACAGCGCGACGGTCTCCGCACCGACCCTGCGGATGCGTGGTGGTTCGAGCGAATTCACGTCTATCCGCGTGGCTACGACGCGGGCTTCGTCCTCTCGCTCCAGCAGGTCGCTGTCGAAGTGTTCAACGGGTTCCGGCTCGCGACCCAGACGCTGAACGCGATCGCCCAGACCGGTCCCGCCGGGGTCACGGTGGCCGACCCCTACGGCACCCCGGTCCCCTTCGCGCCGCTCCGCTCCCGGGTCTACACCGTCTCCGTCCTCCCGGCCGGCGCGGCGGTGGTGGACAACACGGTCCGCTGGGACTTCTTGGGTCTCGCCGAGCCCCTGTTTGTCCTCACCGGCTCCCGCCTGGTGCCCTTCACCTTCACGCCCGACTGGTCCGTACCGGTCGAGGACGCGAAGGCGTGGCTCACCGACATCATTCGGGCGAGCACCGACCTGGAGCAGCGGATCGCGCTTCGGGCCAAGCCCCGGCGCCTCCTCCGCTACTCCGTGCTCTGCCTCGACCCCCGCGAGGCCGCCTTTCTCGATCAGCTGGTCTGGGGCTGGAACGCCTACGCCTTCGGCGTCCCGCTCTGGCCGCACGCCACTTCCGTGACCGCCGCCGTGGCCCTCGGCGCGATCACGGTGCCGTGCGACACCGCCACGCGGGAGTTCGCAGCCGGCCAGCAGGCGCTCTTGATCCGCGACCCCTACACCTGGGAGGCGTTCACCATCGGGAGCGTCGCCCCGCTTGCGCTCGACGTGTCCGGGACCATCAAGGCCGCCTGGCCGGCCGGTGTCACGCTCGTGGTCCCGCTCCGGCTCGGCCGACTCGACCCCGTGGTGCGGATCGATCGCCCTCGGCCCGATGCCTTCCGCGCTGCCCTGGCCTTCGAATGCGATCCCGCGTGAGTAGCGCCCGGTGACGACCTACCTCGGCTTCACCGTCTGGGAGCTGGAGCCCGACCGGCGCGAGGATCCGGATTCGGACTACGCCCTCTCCAAGGTCCGGCTCGACTCCCGTGCGGGACTCTTCACCGACGACGCGCTCGGCCCCACGCCCAACGAGTCGCGGCCGGTGGGCTTCCTCCTCCGCGGCCGGCCCGAGATCGCCGCCTTTCAGACGATGCTCGACGCCCTGCAGGGCCGGTTGACGCCGTTCTGGCTCCCCACCTGGCGGCACGACTTCCGCCTCGTCACCGACCGCGCCCCGGGCGACCTCACCCTGCTGGTCGAGGGCATCAGCTACAGCCGCTTCGGCTTCTCGACCGTGGACTACGGGAGCCGGCACCTGGCACTGCTCAAGCCTGAGGGTGGGGCGATCGCGGCCGTCTACCGGGGCGTCACCGCCGCCCTGGACAACGGGAACGGCACCGAGACGCTGACACTCAGCGCCACGCTGGGTGTCGCATACCCCAAGGACCGGACGATGGTGAGTTTCCTGAGCCTGGTCCGGCTCGACGACGACGCGCCCGCGCTCCGGTGGCACCACCAGGCGCTCGCCGAGGCGACACTCCGGGTCGTGGATCTCAACCGGGAGGCGCCGGCCCCGGCATGAGCACCATCGCCCAGCTCGAGGCATCGCGCTACGGCGCCGCCCCGTTCGAGCTCTACCGCTTCGCCCGCGGCACCGAGGAGTGGCGCTACGCCACGACCGAGGACCCCTTCGTCTACCTCGGCCAGACCTTCACGCCGGCGGTGATCCGGCGCGGGGAACTGGCCGCGGTGGACGAGCAGGGCACTCGCCAGCTCGAGGTGACGCTCCCCCGGAGCGACCCGCTCGTCACGCAGTTTATCGGCGGCCTGGCGCCGGCTCCGGTCTCGCTCACGGTGTACCGCTCCCACCGCGGGGCCACGGACGTGCAGACGCTCTTCATCGGGCAGGTGAGCGCGCTCACGCTCGACGGCGCGGAGGCCAAGCTTCTCTGCACCCCGATGCAGGCGCTCTTCTCCCGCACCGTGCCGCGGGTCGCCGTCCAGCGCACCTGCCCGTGGATGCTCTACGACGTGAACTGCGGGCTCGCCGCCCTGGCGTTCACGTTCGCCGCGAGCGTCACGGCGGTGAACGGCCTTCTCATCACCGTGACCGGCGCCCCCAATCTGGGCGCCGGCTCGAGCTACTACGTGGCCGGCGTCCTCACGCTGGGCGAGGCGCGGGCCTTCATCGTGGGCCAGAACGCGGCCGTCCTCCAGCTCATGGCACCGCTCACCGGGCTCGCGCCCGGGGCTGCCGTCCAGCTCGCCGCGGGCTGCGACCGCACGGCGGCCACCTGCCAGGGCCGGTTCGGCAACATCGCCAACTTCGGCGGCTTCCCGGCCCTCCCCAAGCGCAATCCTTTCGACCGGCTCACCTAGCCATGGTCTGGTGGCTCCTCCCCGTGCTCTTCATCGCGAGCTTCGTGGTGAACCGGCTCCTCCAGCCCAGGGTGGAGCGCCCGAAGCTCGGCACGCTCGACTTCCCCACGGTGGAGGAAGGGCGGGCCATTCCCGTGGTCTACGGCACCTCGGAGCTCGCCCCCTCGATCGTCTGGTTCGGGGACGTGAAGAAGGACACCGGCGACGACGGCTACACCGCCTTCTACGCCCGGATGCACGGCGTGCTCTGCTGGGGGCCGCTGGACGAGCTGATCGACGTCTCGTGGGACAAGAAGAGCATCCGGAGCACGCGACAGAAGTACTGGGGTGGGGGCTTCTGGGCGCTCTCCTACAGCGCCGGGAGCTTCGCGCCGACGCTGCCGTTTCTGCGGAACGGCGCCGACCAGACCATGTGCCACGTCGCGGCGCTCACGATGTTCGGCGGCGAGAAGTCGGAAGGCGGCGTCGCCGGCGCGCTCGAGTTCTTCTGGGGGACGCCGACCCACGCCCAAAGCGTCCTCCTCACCAACAAGTACGGCGCCGCCGCCGCGTCCCGCTACCGCCGGCTCTGCCACTTCACCTTCGGCGTGGCCAACGGCGTCCCGCTCGGCTTCCCCGGCGCCGTCATGCGGAACTTCCACTGGTGCAACAACAGCCCGTACCCGAAGCCCGTGCGGTTCGTGGTGCGGCGCTGCCCTGCGGCACCCGAACTCCAGCAGACCGCCGCCCAGGCCAACCTCGCCGGCGACGCCAACCCGGTCGAGATCCTCTTCGACCTGCTCACCAATCCGAGCTACGGGCTGGGCCTCGCCTCAACCTTGATCGACCTCCCGAACTTCCGCGCCGTCGCGGCGACCCTCCGCACCGAGGCCTTCGGCCTGTCCGTGGACCTGAACGACCCCGCGGAGGTGCAGGCCACGATCGAGGACGTGCTGCAGCACATCGACGGCGTGCTCCGGACCGATCCGACGACCGGGCTCCTGCAGCTCAAGCTGGCGCGGGCGGACTACGACGCGGGGACGCTCCTCGAAGTGACCGAGCAGAACGCCCGCGATCTCACCCTTTCGCGCGGGTCGTGGCGCGAGACGATGAACGAGGTGCGGCTCACCTATCGGGAGTTCGTGGACACGGCGGAGCGCCGGGGCTTGGAGCAAGGCGCGGTGCTCGCCCAGAACCTGGCCAACCAACAGGCCACGGGCGAAATCCGGAGCACGAAGGTGGACTTCCCGTTTGTCACGAAGCCCGCCCTCGCGGCCCGAGTCGCCCAGCGTTACCTCCGCGCCTTCTCGGTGCCGCTCGCGAAGCTGAGCTGGAAGATGTCGCGGCTCGGCTATTCTCTTGCGCCCGGCGATGTGGTGAAGGTGACGTGGCCCCGCTACGGCGTCACCGGGCTCGTGGTCCGGGTCACGTCGGTCCGCTACGGCACCCTCGAGGACGGCGAGCTGGAGCTCGACGCCATCGAGGACGTCTTCGGGGTGACGAGTGCCGTCTACGCGCCGCCCCCGCCCACCACCTGGACTGAGCCGGTCGGCCTCCCGGTGGACACGGCCACGAAGGCGCTCCTTGAGATGCCCTACCCCATGACCCCGGGCCTCGACGCGAGCCGCCGGGCGCTGGCGCTCGTGGGACGGGCGGCGGCCACCTACGAGGACTACGACCTCCTGCTGTCCGAGGCGGGCGGCGCCTTCTACGAGGCCCGCTCGAACCTCGCCCGCTTCACTCCGGTGGGCACGCTCGCTGCTCCATACGCGTGGACCACCGAAGGCATCGACGCCGCGGGCTTCGCCGTGAACGATTTGGGCGACCTGTCGCTCCTTTTGCCTTACGCCACCGATGCCGGCGGCCTCGTCCGCGGCGACAACGTCGCCCTCATCGTTTCCACGGCCGGGCAGGAGTTGGTCACCTGGCGGTCCTTCACCGACAACGGCGACGGCACGCTCTCGCTCACCGACGTGGTGCGCGGGATCTGGGACACCGTCCCGCCGCCGGTCACGCACCCCGCCGGCGCCCTCGTCTACTTCTTCCGCCCGGGCCAGTTCGAGGAAGTGCGACTGGCGCCCTGGCCCGCGGACCTCACGATCCAGGTGAAGCCCCTCCCCCGGAACGAGGCCGGTCAGCTGCTCGAGACCGAGTGCGCCGCGGTGGCCCTCACCACCAAAGCCCGAGCGCAGGCACCCTATCCGCCCGGGCGGGTGCGGGTCGCTGGGACCGCGATCCCCGCCCTCCCGGCCGCCGTGGCGGGCGACGTCTCGCTCACCTGGACCCAACGCAACCGCCTGACCCAAGGCGCCGGCGTGGTCCGGCAGGATGACGCCACCGCCTTCGCGATCGAGGGCACGCTCACCAAGGAGGTCCTGGTGGGCGGTGCCGTGATCGGCGCGCGCACCGAGGCCGGCCTCGTCGGGACGGCCGCGGCCACCTACACCGCCGCGCAGCGCGCCGCGGACGACGCCGACGGCACCAAGCCGGTGCGCTTCCGCCTGACGCCCAAGAACGGGGCCCTCACCGGCACCGTGCGCGAGGCGCCGGATCTGATCATGACCGGCTACGGGATGACCTACGGCCAGTACTACGGAGGCGTGTGATGCCGGCGAGCACGACGGGCAAGGGACTGCAGTACGGCTGGACCCTGGGCGAGAACGGCTGGAAGGCGGGGATGGACGAGAACGCCCTCCGGCTCGATGCCATCGCCCACGAGCAGTGGGCCCAGAACCGGGCGACCACCGCTGGGCTCACCTACGGGTACTTCGGCGGCGTCACCATGGACACGGGGGCACCGGTCCGGGTGGCGAACGGCACCGTGGCCCTCGCCAACAACACCGTGAACTACGTCGAGCGCACGGCCGCCGGCGTGGTCTCCGCCAACGCGGTGGGCTTCACCGCCGGCCGCATACCCATGGCGAAGGTGACCACCGCGGCCGGCGCCATCACCGCCGTCGAAGATTGGCGCCCCGCCTTCTCCCTCGCGCCGCTCACCGGCTGGACGGCCGCTACGGGCACGGCGACCCGCACCGGCTTCGACACCGCCACGGCCACACTCGCCCAGGTGGCCGAGGCCGTGAAGGCGATCGTCGACGACCTCCTCGCCCGCGGCGTGTTCCGGTCATGAGCGACACGCCGATCTACGAGGGCCAGTTCAACGCCGCCATGCAGTCCATCCGCGACATGCTCGCGAGCGTCCGGGACACGCTCACCCAGCGCCTGGAGGACGCGCGCGATGCGCTCACCGAGCGCCTCGCCACGGTCGAAGCGGTCCAACGCCAGGCCTCGGCCGAGGCCATCCAGCGCGCCAAGGACCAGGGCGCGCTCGAGGAGCGGCTCAAGGCCGTCGAGCGCCGGCAGAACGCCGCGGACACCAAGCTCTGGGGCTTGATCCTGATCGCGGTCGGCGCCGCCGTGAAGTGGGCGCTCGACCTGCTGAGCCGGTGAAAGGAGACCGATGATCGAGAGCACCATCGCCCAGCACGGCCGGAAGTTCTTCCTCTGCCTCCTGGTCGTCTGCATGGCCTTCCTGCTCGCCCTCTTTGGGAAGCTGAGCCCCGAATTCACCACCATCGCCACGGTGGTGACCGGCGCGTTCGTCGCCGGCAACGCCGTGGTCGAGGTGAAGCACGCGAGCGCCCGGGCCCGGACCGAGGTCGTCGAGGGGCGCGAACGCGTCCCAGAGGGCGAGGACCTTGCCGACTAGGCGGTTTCCCGATGCGCTGGCCGTCGTCCTCGCGCGGGAAGGCGGCTATGTGAACGATCCCAACGACCCGGGCGGCGAGACCAACCACGGTGTCACGGCCCGGGTCTACGCCCGCTGGCGCAAGCGACGCGGGCTCCCGGCCCGCTCGGTTCGGCTCATCCAGCCGGCGGAGGTGGCCGCCATCTACGACGCCGAGTACTGGGACCCGATCCGGGGCGACGAGCTGCTCCGCTTGGGCTTCGGCGTGGCCCTCGTGGTCTTCGACTTCGCGGTGAACGCGGGGGTGGGTCGCGCGACGCGCCTCCTCCAGCGCAGCCTCGGCGTCCCGGAGGATGGTGCCTTCAGCCCCGCGACGTTGCGCGCGCTCGAGGCTGCGGCGCCCGACGGCTTCGTGGCCGGATACAGCCGTGGGCGCGAAGGCTTCTATGAGCGGCTCGCCGCCCGGCGGCCGCCGCTCCGGAAGTTCCTCCGCGGCTGGCTCAAGCGGGTGGCCATCGTGGAGCGCGAGGCGCTCCGTCCCGAGCTGCCCGAGGCCCGCGCCGCGTGAGCATTCGCCGCCTGGGATTCATCGGCATCGTCCTGCTCTGCGTCGCGCTCGCCGTGCAGACCTGGCGGCTCGGTCGCGCAGAGGATCGCGCCCGGCAGGCCGCCCTCGCCCGTGACTCGGCCGAGGCCGCGGCGGATTCCACCCGGGCCGCCTCGGCCAGGGTGCAGGCCGTGCTCGGCGCCGAGCTCGCCGCCGTCCAGCGCCGGGCCGTCCAGCAGCGGCAGCGGGCCGACAGCCTCGATCGTGCTCTGGGGCTCGAGCGCCGGGGCCGCTTCCTGGTCGAGCTGCGGGCGGACTCCCTGCGTGCCATGGCGACGGCCGCGGTAACGGCGGACTCGGCCGACAGTGTCCGGCGCGCGCGGTTCGAGGTACGGGAGCCTCCGTACACCGCCACCGCGGACGTGGCCCTTCCTCGACCGCCGGCGTCAGGGCAGCTCTCGCTTCGCGTGGGACTCGATCCTGCTCCGCTCGAGGTCCGGATCGGCTGCGGTAGACCACGCGAAGGCATCCGCCCGGCCACGGTCACGGCGGTCGGGCCGCGGTGGCTGTCCCTGGAGCTGGTGTCGGTCGAGCAGGATCCGACCGTGTGCCAGGCGCCGTCAGGCCTACCGCGCAAGAAGAAGCCCCTCCCGTGGCGGGAGGGGCTCATTGTGCTCTTGGGGCTGAGAGCGTTCGGCGCGTTCTAACTAGCGCCCGAGCGGGCGCTGCGGCCCATCGCGGAGCCCGAGGACCAGGCAGAGCAAAGATCGGCTTTCGCCAAGTTGCTGGACGTATGAGACGTCGTCGTCCTCACCCGTCCTCCCGCGGACGCCCCTGGGCGTGTCGGAGCATCCTCTCGAACATCTGGGCTTGGGACCTAGCGTCATCAAGCGCGTTGTGGGTCTGCACCGCGGGCCCCTTGAACATCTCCGGAATCCGACTTGACCGCGTGTCTTCCCACTCGACGCCCTTCAATCCCATGAAGTACGCCTTGATATCCAGAGGGGCAATGCCGAACGGGGTTCTCCCAAGGTACGTGTGGAGGTACCAGTTTACGAACGCCCAATCGAATGCCGCATTGAAGCCTACGAAGACCGGCGTCTGTCCGCCGGAGGTGGACTTGACCCATTCCTCGAACTCCGCCATCACCACCTTCGGCTCGCGCCCGGACTTGGTGAAATGCTCAAGCGGCTTTCCAACAACTTTGATCGCTTCCGCGACGACCTGCTCGCTGATCGGCTTCAACTCGGCATAGAAGGACGCCCTGGTATCTCCCACCACGCACGCCCCGATGCTGAGCATGCTGTAGGTAGGCGGGAAGGGCCCCGAAGCTTCAACGTCCACCGAAATGTAGATCTCAGCGTTCGACATCATCGCAACGGCACCAGGGGCGCCCGGTCGATGTACTGGGACCAGAACCCTCGAAACCCTTCCTTTCGGTCTTCGTCTGGCTCACCGCTCTTCCAGAAGTGGCACGGGATCGCGCTTTGGTCGAACGGCAGATTCGTGCCTTGTTCCGCCGTGCAGAGGACGCGGATTTGCCGCGCAAGAGCATACCCGAGTTCAATGAAGCAGTTCGGCCGTTCGCCCGTAACGTCAACGATGGCGACCGTCGACTGGTGCAATCGCTGAAAGACTTCGACGTTGAGGAATCCCGACTCCACGCGATCCCTCCCGAGATCGACTCGTGTTAGCCCCCGTTCCCCGATCACCGGATCAACTACGTCTCGGAAGAATCTCTCGACCCGCTCGTATGCCTCGTGTCTCGGATTCAGTAGGCGGACGTAGAAGGCCGTCGGTGGCGCCAGGCTCGTGATGATGTCGAGGATGCCCGCCGCCACAGTGTCAGCGGAAGCCTTCCCCTGATCCGTGGCGATCTTCGCCAGCTTTGCTCCTTCCGTTCCCGCCTCGCCTTCCCGGAGGCGAATGAAACCCAAGGGATTCGCCCTGGATTCTCGGGCGAGCCGCTCTGCGCCTCCTGTCCCATCTTCTCTGCTGGCTCCCAATGGCAGATCAAGGGGGACGACCGCCTTGCAGGACTTCTTGTATTCCTCCGCAAGGTGCTCCACACCCGTGCCGCCGCCCAGGATGAACAGCACATCTCCATATCCGACCTGCTGCTCACGGATCATGGTCGCAGAACGTGCTCCAGGCATGATTGTCATCACCTCGACCCGACCGCTTTCCAAGAGCCCCGACCAGAGGCCCTTTCTGGAATCGGGGATCTCCGTCTCTCCCTTTCCCGAGACGATAACAACGACCGGCCGCCGTGCCCCCATCGCCTCCGGGCAGAATCCAGACCGGATAGCCTCCGCGACTACCTCCAAGACCGACCAGTCGAAGATCTGGGCCGGGCCTCCTTCAACAGCGGGTTCCTTGCCAGCGCCGGCGACGATTCCTCCTCCTCTTTGAAGAACTCCACGCGCAACCTGCCGCACGAGATCATGGGCATAAGCGGCGAGCTCCCTAGACGTCCTGGGCCCGATGCTTCCGGCAATATGGAGCCGCTTCCCCGCGAGAGGCCGCTCCCCTGTCATGGAGTCCCTCCCCTTGAGCAAGAGCGGCCCCGCGAGGCGGCGAACACCATCACATAGTCCGCAAAGAGCGTCGCGTACCTCCACAACACAACATCAACCACCTGAACCGGTTCACCTAAGTGATCGGATATCAGCTGGCACAATTCCAGTGGCGAACTGAATCCAGCCGCAGCGGCAATGCGTTGAAGGTGCCGATCAGGTTTTACCACGGGCAGGCCAAGGTTCTTCGCGAGATGGAAGGCGGTAATAGACCCTATGTACGGCAACGTCTGGAGAAACCGCACTTCTTCTTGCTCGATTTGGCGGCGGACACGGTCGAACCCCATCTCGTCAACGATGGATGCAATGTCCAGGATGGCGGTCACCTTCCGGCGGTGGTTGAATACCTTGAGGGCGTCGCGCCTGCAGCGTGCACGGTTGGCCTGGATCACGGCCGCGGACTGCATCCCGAGGAACGCTTCGCAGACGGGACCGAAGAGCCGCCGGACGACGGCTTCCCGGAAGCCTGCGGACAATACCGTCCATGCGGACTCACGGAGGAAGTCGGACTCACTAATGCGGTCGAGACGTCTCTCCGCTTGCCAGTCGATCTCCCAGGCGAAGCCCCGAGCAACCACTGCCTCCTTTGCAGTGAGATACACGTCCAGCAAAGCGGCGGACCCATTGTTGCCAGAAGGCACGTTCACGTGGCCTTGGCGTCCTCCGCACATGATCACGTCCCGTTGGCTCTGCACCTTATGCCCCTCCTACCAGGTCTCCCCAGGCATCCACGCTTTTCGACGCGTCCGCGTTCTGGAGCTTCCGCTGCACCCTCTGGAGGGCCTGGGAGACGGCCCGTCGCTCCTGGCTGTTCACTGTACCGAGGTATTCATCGACGTGCACAGATTGACCGCTTCGATCTGCTATTGGGGCCTTCACCACCTCCGCAGCTCGTTCGACGAGATGGGCGACCATGGCCTTGTAGGTCCGCGGGCCCTCGTAGTTCTTGAAGGCTTCGATAGCCAGCGACTCCACGTGGTAGCCAGTCAGCCGCTGCTGCTTTGGAAGCGTCGCGATGATGGCCTTCGTGACCTTGATCGTAGGGATGAGCTTCCCATCATGGGCCTTGTTCGCTTGCGTTAGCTTCTCGGCGAATGCACGCGGATTGATCTTGGACCAGGATCGCCCGTCGGGCGCGGCGATCCGATAACCTTCGCCGTCCCGCATAGCGGGCAACAACTGGACCTCCTTCCCACGAACGGTAACGGTCACGGCCAAATCGCCGACCTTCACGTTCTGTTCCCCGTACAGCTCACGTAACCGCTGTGCGAAGCGTTCCTTCAATCGTTCCGGCGACTTCCTCCCGACATCGTCGGGGTTGATGATCACCAGGGCGTCCGTATCGCTCAGGCCCTCCAAGTAGGTGTGACGGGACACCGACCCGCCGTAAACCAGGTCCACGGTCCCGCCAATGTCGTCTCCCAGTTCCTTCTTGACATCATCCAGGATCTCTCTCGTGCCCGCCGCGTCGCGGGCGTTGAAGTCCTTGAGGAACTCCCCGAGCCGCTGGTTCACGCCCGTCTCGTACCCCTCATCCCGAGTCTGGGCCTCCGTGTCGCGCAGTCTTCTAGCGAGCTCGCCGGGGTCCGAGCCGCCCCTGAAATAGCCGCCGCCCGATCCTCCCATTATTCGCTCCTCCCGATCTGACGCTGCATCCGCTCCGTGGCCGCACGCACGAGGTCGCGGTTGTCGTTCAAGTGAGCCCAATCGCGCGTTTCCGCCAAACGCCGAAGAGATCTCTCCAATTGATCCAAGTAGCGCAGGTTGTCCTTGATTGTGCGCACGCGTGCCTCGTCGTCGTTGACCTCCAGGCCGTACGTCGCGGTTGCGTTGTTGTGGAGGTAGACGCACTGCCCCGCGTTGTATGCGTATCGAGACCACGTGAGCCCGTCGAAGACCTCTGCCCCGGCAACAAAATAGAGGCAGACCGAGAGGGGATCGAGCGCGCCGAACACATGGATGGGCATGCTCAGTGAAGCATCGTCGAGAGATCGCCGAAGCTCGGCGAGCCGGACCATCCGCTCCAGCGGGGAGTTGCCGAGTTCCTTCTCCGTCACACCAAGGAGCTGAAACCCGGCGAGCTCTGCAACCTGGGCTTGGAGTGCCCGGAGTGCAGGCTCCAGACTACGCTCTTCTTGGGCTTGCGGTTTGAGAAGGAACGAGTGCAGATGACCGGGCTTTGCCAACGCGGCTTGCTTAGCATCCCGCAGTTGCTCGGTTACTGGCCTCCTATGGTTTGAGTGGTCATAACTGACGAGGACTGCCGGAAGGCTGGCTGGCCAGCGATCCCAAATCGTCCGCAGCTTTGCAGCATCCCATTCCTTGGGTCGATGAACGGGCTTCTCAACCGCCGACAAGTCGCGGTCCTCGGAGACCTCATAACCGCCGCTGTCCAGGAACATGAGGTCCACCGTGATCCGCAGATCGTGCGGTTGAGGAACGTACCTGTAGTGGACATCGTAGGCGCTCACAAGGCAGGTCCGCGTAATGAACTCCTGAGCCGCGTCAAGAACCCGATGCACTTCCGGCTTTCCACCGTGCCCGAAGCCGAACGCCTTGCTGGAAAAGGAAGGGACGAGCAACGGCGTCTCCAATGAGGCGCCGGAGGCGGGGTGAGTCAGCTTCGACGTCCTACAGAGCATTGAGCGCCTCCCGGTCCTTGCAGGAAAGGCACTTGCCGCAGGGTCGCACGCCACCCTTTTCGCAGCTGTATGTCGATTCGACAGGCACGCGAGACTTCTTGCAGAACTCCCAGATGACCTGCTTACCCCACTTGAGAAACGGAGCAGCGACCTTGATCCTGCCGGCCGCGTAGCCGTCAACAACGATCTGAATGCTCTTGAGGAAACCCTCGCCGCAGTCGTAATAGGGAGGTCCCTCATGGATGCCTATGGCAATCAGCCCCGGTCGTGCTCCACACACCAGGACGGCTGCGAAGACGAGGAACGCGTTGCGGCCGGTGATCTCGCCCGGCGAGAAGCTCGCCTCAGACTTCACAGCCATTAACGAGAGGGGGACGCCAAAATGCTTGCATATTGCCTTTGCGGCGCGCGACTCCTGCTTGGCGGCAGGCTGACCGAAATCCACGAACAGCGCGCGGACGCTGAACCGCTGGCGTAGGTAGAATGCCAGCAAAGCGGCGGAGTCAATTCCTCCGCTGACAAGGACTGCAACCGGCCCGCCTCGTTGCGAAGCCGCTCGCGCGCGTCTCATCGTCGGCACTTCTCTTCGCTCCTGCAGCCCGCTCGGACTGCCACGGACAGGTTGGTAGCGGCGCCCAGCTCCTGCCGTCGCCGTGCTCTCACTCCCTCGCTACCACGGTGTCGTACAGCCCGTAGTGCGTTAGACCCGGGTGGCTCTCGATGCCCGTGTAGCGGAGCGAAGCGTCTTCGTAGCGACGGAAGGCGAAGACGGCCTGGTTCATCTGCTCGGTGTTGAACACCTTGAGGCGGACGAGCAGGTGGAAGTCCTTGACCGTCAGGCCGGTGACGGTGAGGAACAGCTCCGGCTCGAGCTTGGTGATGACATCCTGCAGCGTGTTCTCGCGGAAGTCAGTGAGATACATGAACGCGGGGATCCGCGTCGCGAACTTGATCAGCTTCTCCTGCACGAGCTTCCGCTTGGACTTGTACTCCTTCTCCTCCTCCGTGAGCTGCTTCTTCTGCTTCTCCGTTAGCTCCTTGTCCTTGGCCTTGTTCTTGAGCTCCTTGACCGTCTCGCTCTTGTTGATGATGGTCTCGATGATGTTGTCGCCGAGCGAGCGCCACCCCTCAATGCGCTCCACGGCGGCCATCGCCTCAGGATTGTCTAGGATGCGGCGCAGGGTGTCGTTGTCCACGTTTACGAGCAGCGCGCTCTCCCACTTCCGGGCCAGCAGCGTGGCCGAGGTGCCCGCCATCGCGATGTCGAGAATGCCGCCCGCGTCAATTTGCGTCATGTTCGCGCCGTCGTAGGCGAGCACGGGGAGGAACGACACCAGGTCCTTGACTGCGTTCTCCGGGTTCGGCTCGTTGGGCGACAGTCCGATGCCGTACTCGGAGAGCTGCCGTAGCGCACGCGTAGGCGCGAAGTCGAACACGAAGCAGACGGGCTTGAGGATCTCCTCCTCGTTCGGGCTGTCGCCGTTGGGATTCTTGATGGACCAGGGCGACTGCACGCGGAACGCGGCCTGAAAGTAGGTCTCCGGCGACTTGAGGTTGCGCAGCATCAGGATGGACGACCACTGCGGCACCGTGACCCCGGTCGTGAGCTTGCCGCAGGAGAGCGTTATGGTCTTGCTCTCGAAGCCACTCCTGATGGCCTTGCGCACCGGTGGCAGGGCGTCCAGCCCGATGCCGGCGGAGGCGCCGGCGGCGACGACCACCTCGTAGTCGTGCCAGAAGGTGTTGTGCTTCTCCGCCAGCAGGTTAGCCATCGCATGGCAGGCCGCGACGTTGGGGAGGAACCAGAACGAGTGCTGCAGGTAGGGCAGCAGGCGGACGTCCGAATACGGAAAGGGCGGCCGGGTCCCAGTCTTCAGATGCTCGACAGCCTTCGAAACGTATCCGCCACGGATGATGTCGAGCCACTTCTGGACGTCGCTCTTGTGCTTGAACTGCGCCTTGGCGCCCGTGCCCGACGCCTCGAAGAACGCGTTGAGATCGAACTCGTCGAATTCCCCCGCGCTCGCGATCGCCAGCAGCTCATCCGGCATCTGGTAGGTGAGCAAGCGCATCTGCGGCAGCGCGCCGTAGGGGTTCCATTCCCCTGGCTTCTTCGCCGCGAACTCCTCCTTGGTGCGCTGCTCGTCGGTATACGTCCAGTTGAAGATCTGCTCCTCGATGAACTCGCCCGTGGCCAGGGCGCGGAACGGGGTGCCGGAGAGGTACAGGTAGGCCTTGGTCGTGATCGGGAGAAACTCGGTCTCCTTCTCCGACAGGACGGTCAAATCTTCATTTACGTCCTCCAGTCCGGCCGCGTACTCGAGCTTGGCCTCCTTCTTGGAGACCGCTTCTTCCTCACCCTCGAACAGTTCCTTGGCCGTCTCGCGCCATGCGCCGAAGTGGTACTCGTCGAAGACCACCAAGTCCCACTTCACCTTGTGGAGCCATTCGTTCTTCGGCTTGATGTTCCCCGCCGCATCGCGACCGAGCAGGTCCTGGAAGGAGCCGAAGTACACGACCGGCTTGTGCGGACTGATCTTCCGCGGGTCGCCGTCGGAGTTGCGGGAGAGGTACTGCCACCCATCGAAGTCCACGTGATTCTCGAGATCGGTCTGCCACGCATCCTCTACGGCGGGCTTGAAGGTCACCACGAGCACGCGTTTGGCGCCGAGCTTCTTGGCGAGCTGATACGCAGTGAAGGTCTTGCCGAACCGCATCTTCGCGTTCCAGAGGAAGCGCGGGACCGCGTGCATATCCTCCTTCCAGATGGCGTGGAAGTAGGCATGAGTCTTGTTGACGGCCTCGGCCTGCTCGCGCCGCATCGTAAACGTCTCGTGATGCGTGCCGGTGAAGCGCTGGCCCGTGCGCAACTCCGTGAGCACGGTCTTGACGTCCTTCACCGTGCACCGCACCCACTCCAGCTCGGTCCTCTGGAATCGCTTCTTAACGAGCGACGCGCGTACCTGGTGATCGGTAATGATTGTTCCGTCGTCGCGCTCCGCTGGTTCGTCCAACTCGATCCTGTAGTTCTTGATCGCGGCCGTTTTGAGCTGCTCGGCGACGCGCTGCTTCACGTCGCGCGTGGTTTGTCCGACCTTGAGGAGTCCCGCGTGCGTTTTGTCGTCAATGGAGTAGGCGTAGATGCGTGGCCGGGCTTCCGGCTTCGGCGCAAGGATTTCCTCGATGGTCGGCTTACTCATCGGCAGTCTCCATCGGACGAATCATCTTCTCGATGAAGGCGATCTCCTCCTTGGTGAGCTTGTATTTCTTGTAGAGCTCAGCGTCGGACCATACACGATCCCATGATTGTTGCGGCACCCAAGCATAGACAGGCTTAGCGGCGTGCTGCGTGATCTTTCGGAGTGAGAGCAGAAACCGAAAAAACCGTGTCCTTGTATAGCGCTCAATTGACTTCGCCTTCGCTTCAGAGTCTGCATATACGAAAACATACGTTTGGGTGGATACCGATGGTGGTGCTGAGATCAAAGTAGGTCCGAGGATCTGCGCTGGAATTGCTCCGCGTTCGCCATAGGACTTGGGGATAAGCACTTTCCACTTGTCCACCAGCGGTGAATCCTTGGGTAGGTTCTTCCGTGACATCCACCCAACGACACGGCGACCATCAGAGATTGCGTGAACAGCGATGTTATCCTTCAAAGTCTTTTTGTCTTTGAACCGTCGGAAATTAGTCACCAATGCAAACTCATTGTTCGTCGCCATGATCTCAATCATCGAAGGCTCTTTTCTTGCTCGGACCTTCCGAAGAATCGTCAATGCATTGGGATTCCTAACGAAGAC